TACCATTTCAGGAATATACTGGCGATAGAATAGCAGGTTTATCTCCAGAAGAGATGCAAATGGGCGCAGGCATACAAGGTCTGTATGGTAGTGCCTTTGGTGGACTTGATCCAACTGGGATGCTACAACAGTTAGCTAGTCAACAATCTCCACAGTTAGGAGATGTTCCATCTTTATTAGATATGGATATTAGTGCATACGAATCACCTTATCAGCAACGAGTTATAGACCTAACAGAGCAAGACTTTGCTAGACGTAGAGATTTACAACAACAGCAAGCGCAAGATGTAGCAATGCGATCTGGTGCGTTTGGTGGCTCAAGAGGAACTATATACGAGCAAGAAGCATTAAGACCTTTACAAGAACAAGAGGCTAGAACTCTTGCCGACATAAGAGACAGAGGATACGGGCAGGCGCTGGGCGCGGCGGAGTCTGACATAGTAAGAAAACAACAGATGGCTATGCTTGCACCAGAATTAGAACTTAGGGGCAGACAACAACAAGCTGGACTCCTGGGTGGTTTATTAGGCGGACAACAACAAGCACTAGGATTACTTGGTGGTTACGGTGGTTTATCTAGAGGATTAGGACAAGCACAAAGAGACTTTGACTTCAGCGAGTTTGGAAGAGAATTACAATATCCAGCCTACCAATTAGGACTGTTTGGTCAAGGCGTACAAGGTATGCCATCATTGGTTGGTCAGACAACCACATCCGAATCAACAGCTGGCCCTATGGGCGTGCTAGGCGGTATAGCAGGACTTGGTAGTTCTTTAGCGTTAGGAAATATAAATCCTTTTAGTGGCCTTAAAGGTTTATTTGGGGGCGGGGGCGCGCAAACATTTGCGGGTGGTAGCGTTGTTCCACCTATGCAAAATTTTAATTTTAATCCAGGCGGAATGGTTGGATCAGGCTATCAATCTGGTCAAGTTAATTTACCACCAAGCTTATTCGGAACTTAATTATGGCATTTGGAAAACCTAGAACACCTCTAACACCAGAGGAGCAATTACAAAGAAGGCAAAACCTTGGAGTAGGTTTATCCGCATTGTCAGAAACCTTAAAAGGCGGAGATCCTGTGGCTAGGACAATGCAATTACAGAAACAGTTTGAGCCAAAAACAAAAAAAATGCCTAACAGTTATCAAGAGTATTTGCTTACTGATCAAACACCAACAGCAGAGGAGTATAGTGTTTTTTTAAACAGAGGAAGTAACCCTGGCAATTTATTACAAGTAATAGATTCTGATGATAATTTTGTAAAAAACATTTCAAAAAAAGAAGCTATTGCAAAAACTAAAGAATTAGCTGATAAAGGTTATAGGTTGACACAACTGCCAACAGGAACGGAAGCAGCTCCAACAAGTGAGATGAACTTGGATAAAAAATTGCAACCAATTATAGATCAGTATAAAACTGGAACAAATCTAATTAATGAAGTTAGCACGTTAGCAAAAAATGTTGCAGAAAATCCTGAAACTGCAAATAAGTTAGTTGCAGGTGGAGCTAATGCTATACAATTTTTAAAATCTAATATAGAGGGATTTGCAAATATAGCAGAGGCTAATAAAAACAATCCTATCTACAAACAATTAAAAGAAACACAAACGTCTATAGAAGGTACAGATTTTAGCGATAAGATTGCAGAAGTTTCAGGTGGATCAGCTATCATACAATCACAAATTCTTGATTTAGCATTTACTTTTGCAGCTGCAAGAGGTCAATCAGGTAGAGGTTTATCTGATAGAGATTTCCAAAATGCACTAGATATTATCTCTAAAGGTGTAAATGCTGAACAAAAGATTGCTGTAATGCAAGATATAACTAGGAGAATTACAAATGAATATAATACGACAGTTGAAATTGCAAGAAGATTAAATGCTAATGATCTAGAATACTTAAATAAATTAAACCAATTTAGCAATTTACCACCTTGGGTTTCTCCATACACACAGCAAGACGCAGATCCATTAGGTCTTAGATAATGGCTATAACCATACAAGAGGTCAGGCAAAAATATCCACAATATGCAGACTTGTCTGATAAACAACTTGTTGATGCTTTACATTCTAAATATTATGCTGATATACCTAAAAATGATTTTTACAACCAAGTTGGATTAACTGCTAAAGAAGATGTTGCACTAGAACAATTAGAAACTGGATTACAGGAAGAAGTACGACAGCAAAGAAGGCAGAAAGCCTCAGACGTATTGCGATCAGTTGCTACTGGTGCAGTAAGGGGTGTATCTGGTGTTGCTGGTTTGCCAGCATTATTAGAGCAAGTTGGTCCAACAAAAGGATTTATCCAACAAATGCCTGGTGGACCTTTAGCAGAATTAGCAAAAGCTACACAAAGAACAGGATTGATATCTGGCAAACCAGGTGTTGCTTTTCCGTCACAACAAAGAATTATAAGTGGTGTTGAGCAAATACCAGGTGCTACAGCTGTTACTCAATACCAACCACAAACAAAAGCGGGAGAGTTTGCAGAAACAATTAGTGAATTTGCTGCACCTGGTGGCTTGTTTGCTAGAGGAATAAAACCAGCCGCAACTGCTATGGGTGTTGGCGGTGTAGGTGGTGTAGTACAAGAAACACAAGAACAAGCGGGTATGTCACCATGGCAATCTTTACCATTAACACTTTTATCCACTTTAGGTGCAGGTTATGTTGCAAGCCCTAGCAGAGTAGCTAGGTATGCTAAACAAGCCATTAAAAATGTGCCAGATGAAGAAATAGCATTAGCTGCATCAGTTGAAAGAAAAGCAAATGAACTTGGTATAAAAATTACTGCACCTGAACTGATTGATAACAAAATATTAAAAGGCGTTGGGGAAATAGTTTATGGCTCTGAAAAAGGCGGAGACATAATGTATAACTATATTAAAAACAGACCACAAGAAATTAATAAAGTTGCTGATAGGTTGATGGATGAAATAATTAAGAATCCAGAAAGCGTAAGAAAAGTATATAAAAACATTGGCACAACTGCTGATAAGGCAATTAGAAATGCAGAGAAGGCAAGAAGAATACAAGCAGAAGATGCAGGCTATATAGTATCTAATGTAGAAAATTTAGATGAAGCACAAATCATTAATGTATTAGGACAAATAGATGAAAAAATATCTGCTTTTGGACAAAAAAGTCCTAGCATAAAAACACTTGAAAAGTTAAAAACAAGACTGACTAGAGATGAAGCTAATTTAATACCAGAAACCAATATAAAAAAAGTTAGCGCGTCTATGAGAGAATTAAGAGAAGATATAAAAGATTCTAAACTTGGTGTAGCAGATAACAGAAGATTTATTGACAAAGATGCAAGAAATGCTCTTTTTGATGACGATGGTACTGGTGTATTAAATAATTTAGATAACCAATTAAGAACAAATATATCTTACAGAAATGCACAAGATACTTTTGCAAGACTTTCTGATGAAATAGTGCAACCTGTGCTTGATAATGTAGAGGCGCTTGGTAAAGGCGTTACGCCAGCAAAAATAAAATCTTTTGTTTTTGATCCATCAAAAAATAATGTTAATGATATAAAGCAAACATATACCATATTAAATAAAACTGACAAAGAGGCATTTCCAAATATTGCTAGGGCTTACATAGAAAATGCTGCAAATCAAGCATTCATAACAAAACCTGGTGGCGAATCACTTAAATCAGGTTTTGATCTTTATAAGGCGTTAGCTGGTACAAAAAATCAAAGGGCTAATTTTAACCAAGTTTTAAAAGGTGTAGCGGAAGCTAACGGGGTTAACCCAAATGCTTTGATACTAGGATTTAATAATTTTAATGAAGTTTTAAAAAGAACAGCAAGGATTGCTAATGTAGACAATCCTAAAATACCACCCAATCCTAGAAACGCGCCACAAACAGTTGCACAGGTTGGCTCGTTTATGTGGAGGGTAAAGTTTGCAAGTAGATATGGTGAATACTTACAACAAAAGACAATGCAAGATTTAGCAAAAACATTTACTAGCAAAAACTCTGTTAATGAATTAGTTAAACTTGCAAAAACAGATCTTGACTCTACAGACGCAGTTATTAGAACTATAAATATAATAAGTGCAACTAGACCTTTGCAAGAACTAGAAAGAGAGCAGTATTTACAATCTTTATCTCAGCCACCTACACCATTAGGACCAGCTCCACAATAACCACATGTCTCGCCAATCAGAAAGAGTTGGCCGATCTGGAGAATATTTAGTAGCCTCGGTGCTTTCTGCTTTTTCGGACACCGTTACCGTGATGCCACACGGATCTAAAGCCGATATCATCTTTGAGGTTGGCCACACTCTTTACAAGTGCCAAGTTAAAACACAAAAACAAATAGAGAAAGCCAGAAAGAACTGGCGGTTTGATTTGCGTTGTGGTTCTCATTCTAAAAATAGGTTTTATAAGAAAGGTGATATAGATGTGTATGCTTTGGTAGCATTAAATTGTCAAAAGGTTTTATTTGCCTTCCCTTGTGGTAAAGGACAGATAACCGTTGAAGACAAAGATATCCAAGCAACAGATTCGTTGCAAAATACAGAAGATCTATTTAAAGAGCTTCAATGTCAACAGACACCATAGGATCTTCGTAATGCTCAACAGAGTTCATACCTAAAGATATTAGATACTCAGCCACCTTATGTGGTTCTTTCTGCTCGCTCTCACAAAAATCCTTAAACTTTTTAGCAAGATGTTTGTTTACATATATTGGTTTTCTTCCGTTTCTTTCTTTAAGAATTGGATCGTCAAACTCATATAAGTTCATAGTTACCTCATTAATCAAGAGAAACTTCTACAGAATATTTACCAATGTCATTACCCTTTGCGTCTACACCATGTACCATTTGTAACTCAAGATCTATAAAGTGTTTGGCTTTTAATAAGTCAGTCACTCTATCACTCTTCTCGCCTTTACTTCTGGTTATGTACTTCAGACAACTACCTAAGTTATATGACAAATTATTAGCGTATATATAGTCTATCGGCTGTATTCTAGATTGCTTGTAGTGTGTTCCAGCTACTTGGTTATTGGTTGCAAGCTTGTCTATTGCCTGATCCCAATCCTTTTCATCGCCTATATCTGTATGTGCATATATAGTTTTATTCATAAAATTTCTCCACTTTTTTATTAATATATCACTTGTAAATTAGTAATATTGGTTTATTATAAACAAAAATATTAATAAAAGGGAAATTTATGGAAATATTAGAAAAGAATTTTGACATATCAAACACCATAGAGGTTGACGAACTAGCAGATAGATGGGGAGTCAGCAAGAAAACAATTGACAATAGAAGGTATAGAGGCCAAGGCCCAAGCTATTTTAAAATTGGTGGCAAGATTAAATACGATCTTGATGATGTGAAAAGAATGGAACAAGACTCTTATATTTCTGTAAATGGCACACGCTAAGTTAAGTCCGTCATCTGCAAAGATATGGATGGCATGTCCAGGTATGCCACAATTACTTGCAAGCGCAAACGTAGAATACAAGGTAGGTATACCTGCTGCTACTGGTACGCTGATTCACGAAATGGTAGAGACACTACTCAAGGGTAGGTTAAACAATCTCACATTAGAAGAATACTACTTAGATACAACACACCATGTAGAAGACTTTGACATTACAGTTGACCAAGAAATGATTGACTGCGCAAATATATATGTAGATTACATAGATCAAAGAATACAAGATTTAGATATAAAAAGACCTTTAATTGAAGAGAAAGTAAACATGCCAGAAATACATGTAGATCTATGGGGAACAGCAGATGCTATTCTCATTGGCAAAGACATGATAGAAGTAATAGATTTAAAATCTGGTAAGTGGGCGGTTGAGGCAGATAACCCACAAATGCGTATCTATGCACTAGGAGCATTATCAAGATACGGAGACGATTGCACAGTTCAAATGACTATCGTACAGCCAAGAGGTTGGCATAAAGATGGTCCTATCAGATCATATTCCATATCAGCTATTAACTTAGTTGAATGGGCTTATGAAACTTTAAAGCCAGCAGCAGAGGCTTGCTATGAAGAAATACCCACATATAACTATAGTAAAGACGGATGCCGTTGGTGTAATGCTAAAGATATATGTGATACATATAAACATAATAAAAAAGGAGAATAGAATGACTGAAGTACAACAAGAACCTATTAAGTTTAGCTTTGAAGAAGGCGGAACTGAGTATGCGTATGACGATCTTACTGAAGAGAATAAAATACATTACAACAAATTAGCTAATGTTGAGAGACAGAAAAATGAATTAGTTGGCAATGCAAATTTTGAATTAGAAAAGCTTGATATCTTAAGAGCTGAATACAGCAAAAGATTACAAGATGCAGTAGAGTCTGAATCTGTTATAGAGACTTCTTAATGTCGTTAGCTAATATAAGACAGAAGGCAAAACTAAAACCACCAATCATGGTTATCTATGGACCTGGTGGTATTGGTAAGACAACCTTTGGCGCAACTATGAATAAACCAATCATAGTGCAAGCTGAAGATGGTATCGGTAAGATAGAGTGTCCACATTTTCCTGTGGCTAAATCTTACAATGAGTTTGTTGCAAACTTAAAAGCATTAATCAATGATAAGTCTGAATACAAAACTGTTGTAATAGATAGTTTAGATTGGCTAGAAACTTTGATGCAAGAATATGTTTGTGAGAAAAATGGATGGCCAGACATAAGCGCACCTGCTTATGGTAAGGGCTATGCAGCTTGTCTTGAGACATGGAAAGAATACTTAGGTTTATTAAACGAGTTACGAGCAAATGGATTCACTATCCTACAAATTGCACATAATGAAGTTAAAAGGTATGAAGACCCATCAAGCGAGCCACATGATAGACATCAGATCAAGTTGCATAGAAAAGCAGCTGATTTAATCATTGAGCATAGTGACGCTGTTTTATTTGCTAATTACAAGATAGGTACTATCCAAGTAAAAGGCAAAGGCGGTGGTATGACTACCAAACTTAAACAAGGTGATAGAACTATCTTCACTCAAGAAACACCAGGCTTCCAAGCTAAGAACAGGTTTGGTCTGGATAACGAGATGCCTTTTGATTGGAAAGAAATCAGAGAGCAGATGTTGAGATGAATGAGATATTGCTATTAGAGTACAACGAGTATGATCCTGGTGAAGATCCACAGTTTACAGATGGTTATTGTAACTACTGTGGGTCTGAAGAGGATGATTGCGTTGAATATAAATGTTGGATTTAAAAAAAGGAGTAAATAATGGATCTAAGTAATTTTAATGTTGATTCTGTCGGTGAAGGCAGAGGACAAATAGAGCCAGGTAGACATGTTCTGCATTGGCAAGGCGAAGAAGAAGAGTTAGTGGAAGGTAGAAACGGATGGCGCGGGTGCAAGATGTATTTTGAGGTAGGTGATTCTGGTATAAGAATTAACCATACCTTTACAGTTGGACATGACAATCCTAAGTATGTGGATAGTGGTGTTAAATCTATTTTACTTATGGCGCAAGCTATGGGTGTTAAAGAGCCACCAAAAGATACATCTACTGCATTTATGGGTAAAAGTGTATCTGCTGAACTTGTAAAAGATGAGAACGGATATCTAAAAATTAATGAGGATTGGGGTAAGACTTGGCAGTCAACTGATGCAAAGCCAAAGGTTGTTAGTGAAAAGCCAATACAAGCTGGCCCATCAGAGGCAGACTTGGCAGCAGTAGGATCTACAGCTGATGACGAAGCACCATTTTAATTTTGATGGTAATAGAAGGCCTACGCTGTGCGCTTATTGTAAGCGTCCAGCAGGCCCGTTTTTAAAACAAGACGGAGAACATTGGCTTGGAGCGTGCTGTATGGATCATTTAAAAAAGATTGGTGAAGGTTTGAGACTGCCAAACAAAGCACAATTAAATGATGATGGAGTTGAATACTCAATAGCGCAAACCAAGAATTTATATTTAGATTTAACATTAGAAGAAGAAGACAAACCATTGCATAAATGGGATAGGGAGAATCGTAAAAAAGTATTTACTTCTATTGTTAGAGAATATCTAAACTGGGCGAACGTGCAAGCCGAGTTAGATGACCAGAGAGCTGCAAATGGATTTAACAAAGTACCTAAAGAGGGACGTACTCTATAACGATTTAGGATTTAGTACAGGAAAGAGTACACACGATTTAATAAACGAGATGCAAGCACAAGGATTGCTTGTAGACTTCTTAGAAATTACTGGTGAGATAATCAGAGTGCCAGTACAAGCAATAAACAGTAAACCAGATACAAATGGCCAGCGTAGTGGATACTATGTAGTAAACCCGGTGGGTGAACACATGTTCTGCACTTATGGTAATTGGAAGACTGGATTTGAAGGCAAATGGTCTTCTATAGATACCAATACCCTAAGTGTGGTTGACAAGCAAGCACTACATAAACAAATGGAACAGGCATCTGCTCAAGCGAAAGAGCAGAGGAAACTGAGACAAGATGAGGTTGCTGTAGAGGCACAGGAAAGAATGAATATATGCCACGAGGCTACTGAACATGAATATCTCACGAATAAAAAAGTTAAAAGTTATGGGTTGAAGCAATTAAATGGTAACTTAATTGTTCCTGTCTATTCTACTACAGGCGAGATTCGTTCTCTACAGTCTATAGATAAAAAAGGCAACAAAAGATTCAAATCTGCATCAGAAATCAAAGGTAATGTATTTTTAATTGGTACTACCTTTTTAGATCTAAAAGATATAGAAAAATTAATTATAGTTGAGGGCTACTCAACTGCTGCTTCAGTTTATGAAGCTACCCAGATTCCCGTGGCTTGCGTATTTAGTGCCAACTTTACGTTGGATGCAGTCTCTAAATTGCGTAAGCTAACGGGTGCTAGATTTATTCTAGCCCTAGATAATGATGAGAACGGCGTGGGTGAGAAGAAAGCGCAAGAGTGTGCAAGTGCCGTGCTTAATTGTGCGGTGCGCTTACCGAGCGAGCGTGGAGACTACAACGACTTATATTTAAAGCATGGTTTAGATAAAGTGAAAGCTGAGTTGATGGAACACAAGCTTGGTATACAAAAGTATGCTATTCGTAACCTGGTAGGCACACCAGAGCCACAAAAATTTTTAGTAGATGGATTGATACCAATGGGTAAACCAGGACTCCTGGCAGCGTCTGGTGGAGTTGGTAAATCATTAAGTGTAATCCAATTGGCATTGCGAATTGCTTGTGGTGGTGGAAGATGGTGGGGAAAAGATGTTAAAGAACATGGAAACGTAATTTTATTTTCAGCTGAAGATGACATTCCAGAGATTCATAGAAGGCTTGACTTGCTAGACCCAAACGGCGCTAGGTTCAAAAGTGAATATGATGTTTATATTTTTCCAGTACCAGAACAAAAAGAACCAATGATATTACTAAAAGAGGAGGGCGTAACACAACTTGCGCAAGAGTTAGTGGAGGAACTGCAAGCAATACCAGATTTAAAGTTGGTTTGCTTTGACCCGTTACAAGCATTTACTACTGGTAATGTTTCTAGTAGTAATGAGGCAGGGCAACTTTGGGGATCTTACTGTGCAAACATAAGTGCCAGGTTAAACTGTTGCACGCTTACTATCCATCATCTAAACAAACAAGGCTTAACTGTAGATTCAGATGACTCTATGGTTCAGAGAACCAGCGTGAGGGGCGCTTCGTCACTCGTCGACTCAATAAGGTTTGTTTTAGTAATGGCGTTAGCAAGTGCAGAGGATTGTGAAAGAATTTGTGAAGAGCAACATGTACCCTACGACAGAATGGCGGTGGTAAGGGGCGCGCTTGTAAAATCTAACAGCGGAGGCGTAGACTATTCTGCAAAAACATTATTTAGACGCAACGGTGTTTTAGAACCATTAAATGAACCGCTAGATACCAGTAATTTATATGACAATTTTTAAAATGAAAGACTTGTACGAAGTAAAAAAAATATCATACCAGGACACAAAACCATTTATTTTAGACATACATTACGCTAAACGTATGCCATCTATTAGTTATGCTTATGGTTTATTTTTGAACGATCAATTGGTTGGTATTATTTCTTATGGATCACCAGCATCTCCACATTTGTGTAAAGGTATAGCTGGTGAAAAGAACAAAAAATTAGTTATAGAATTAAATAGATTAGTTTTAAAAAACAATAAAAAAAATGAAGCATCTATGTTAATCGGTGCATCTTTTAAATTATTACCTAAACCAAAAATAATAGTTTCGTATGCTGACACAGCACAAGATCATTTGGGAGTTGTTTACCAGGCTACTAATTTTTTATTTACAGGTACTTCTAAACCTAGAACAGATATGGCTGGTAAAGATGGTAAACATTCCAGGCATCATTTAGGCGATAGGACCAAAAGAGTTTATAGAAGTGCTAAACATAGGTATGTATATCTTTTGGGTAATAAAAGACAAAAAAGACAATTAAAACAAGAATTAAGATATGGAATTATGGATTATCCACGAAAAAACGAGGAATAACCATAGGGAGTGTTAGGGACATAGTATGGGAGTGTTAGGGACATACCTTGGGTAAGATAGGGACATAGTACGCCCCTACTTGGGTCATATATCCATACCATACCATGGTATATAGGAAGCGAACCCCTTGAGGGGGTTCAGCTTCCAGGGAAAAGAGAGAAGTAAAGAAATGAAAAGATTTAAAACAATAGACAAGGACCACTGGTGGATCACGGCACACACGAGCGAGCGGGAGCGAGCGGGAGTCTTTGTCCCGTTAGAGCTAGCCAGGAGAGATGGAGACTTCTCCAGGGTGAGAGCAGTGGTATGGGCATGGTTTAGGCGCGAGTGTGGGAGTACTGATTTATCGCCTAGCGCGAAACTTACCATGTGGGCGGTGTGCGAGCGGTGGAGGTATGAAACCTGGTCCTCGCATGATGCGATTAGTTATTATGCAAAGATGACTGGTTTGAATAGAAAGACATCTGGGCGCGCTATGACTGAGTTAATTGAGAAAGAAATTATTTGGTGTGTGCTAGAGGGTGAGCAGAAGCGCTTGCGGAAGTCTCAACCTGGTGGTAAGAAGCATTTTTTGTTGGTTGGTTTAGTGGATCTTCTGTGATTGGTTCGGCGCGTGGGGAGGCGTGCGAGGAACTAGCGAAAGCGCTTTTAGGGGGAGTTTATCTTTGGAGAAGATAATTGGCCTCCGCTAGTTCAAACTTATTATATCATTTCTTGTCTTTTTTCTCTTTGGTTGGTTTTTTCTTTTCGCGCTTGCCGAAGATGCGATCAAATTCTGATTCGTATTTCTTGCGGTCTGGTATTGGGCGAGGCGTACTTCCTTTTCCTGACATTGGTTACTCCTAGTTAATATGTTTATAGCGTTTATCTTTTGCAAACGCTTTTGTTAGTTTCGCGCGGTCATCTTTAGATACGATTCTTAATAGTTTCTCTGGTGTTAGGCCATTTTTCCATCCACCGCTTTGACTTAAGCCGTATTTATCGCGCATTAGTTTCATTAATTCCTCTGTGGTCATTTCTAAAGCCTCTCAACGCCATGGTTGTCAACGTATGCTATGTTGTCCCCGTCTATGTCTTTAAGCAACCACGCGCCGTCTCCGTCAGTCTTAGACTGTTCCGTTGTTGCGAATGGTAACTCTCCGGTTACTCCATTGTCGCGCATGTGTGCCGTGTACTTTCCTAGTGCTTGGTCAAATGTCATTGTTTCGCCGTGAATAGTATTATTAGTAATTGTATCTGGTCATTTCTTAGACTTCTTAAATGCTTTGGTATTGTTCTTCTATCTATTTTCATTATTGGTTATTCCTCGTTAGTGTTAATAATTTGTATTTGGTCATCCATTAAAGGCAAATTAAATTCCTTTTTCCAAAGTTTACTTATCTGATCTTTTGCTTGGTCTATAGTTTCTGCTGTTACCTCGTATGACTGTTCAACAGTCACTAATAATTCTATTTTCATTATTAGCTACCTCTTTTTATATATCTATAAGAATCTGTATTCCATTCAGCGTCCAACATCTTAACCAATTCATATTTTAAAGAATCTAAATTGTGTACATCAGATATCCATAAATCATTAGTTTCATGTAGGGTCTGTAATGTGCTATCAAGTTTATTTATAAACTTAAATAGATCATCATATTCGCTGTTGGTCATTTCTATAGTTGTTTTGTTTTTTAGTATTTTTGTTTTCATTTGTCTTCATCCTCTTTGGTAATTATTAGATATGCTCCATGTAGGCAAAAGACCATGAATGAAAGCACGATTAAAATTTCTATACAGTCAATCATCTTTTCACCTCTCTTTGCTCTACCTTATCCCAGACATCGCCAAACCTTTTAAGCCATTCTTTTTGCTCTTCGGTCTTGTAGTTGCCACCCATTAAACTTTCTAAGGCGCAACAATGTTCTAATCCGTTAGTTTTATAAAAGTTGTATAAGATATCGCACATATAATTAAATAGTGAAAACTCTCTCTCTTTAAAATGTTTCATCCTTGCACCTCCTGTATCACCTGCATTAAATCTTCTAAATAATGGTTTATTTGAATGTCTTTAGTTCTTAGACCTCCTACTATTGATTGCTCTGTTAAATAGTTCTCTATCCATTCAACAGTTATCTTTTTATTGTCTAAGTCTTTCTCAATGTCAAAAGTTATCGTGTTATAAATATTGCTCATTGGTTTGCTCCTGTGTAATCTGTAGATTCAACAATATTGCATATTGATGCTGAATAAACATCTTCTATATCAAGCAATCTTTTATATGCTGTATTTGCATTCTTTTTGGTTGCATAATATGAATAATGGTCTGTAAGTTTCTCACCACCTGCATTCCAATCTTTTTTCTTTTCTGTCCAAACTAATATAAATCCGTTGTTCATTGCGTCACCTCCTGTACATTTAGAACTTGCACATCATCCAGAAAAAAATCAGATTCTATTGCATTTAAAACACAATTTTCTTTTAAGTGGTCGCCACTTGGACAAACCAAGTCATCCGCTGTGTCAACTTTTACGTTTAATGTTATTTGTACTATCTTCATTGTGTTTGCACCTCCTGTCTTGCCTGTACATCATCTTTAAATATATTGCAGTCATCACATTTTTGTATTTCTTGCTCCTCTCTATCTGTGTTAAATGTATCTATCCACCCAACACCATTGCATAAATCGCATTTCATCCTTGCACCTCCTCTAGTTGCCACTGTCCACAATGGCCACATGAGTAATCAAAACCATGTTTAAAATCTTTATGTGGCAATGTTTGGTATGTCATTTCTCCGGATTGTTTGCACTTGTTACATGCAAAGTTAGTTCCGTCATCTAATAGGTTTCCAACTTTTAAAACGTCTTTGATTGTGTATGTGTTCATAATTCCCCCTTAGTTTTTTAAGAAATGGTTAATTAAATAAGAGCCATGCCACGCTTTTTTATTTCGTGGCTTCTCTATTAGTTTGTTTATTAGTTGTTTAAATGTCATGTTATGCCACCTCTAGCTTATTAATGTAATCATTAACAATCTCTTCGCCTATGATGTAGGCATACATATTAACAACCTTTTCGGGGTCGGATAAATCTGTGTAAACCTCGCCAAAATTCCAATCTTCATATTCTTTTACAAAGCCAATAATGTTAAAGGCTTCATCACCCATCCATTGTTTAGCCTTATAAGATCCAATTATAAAATAATCAGTATTAAAGATTTCATGGTGTAAATCATCTTGGTTGTTTTCAATCCATTCTTTATCATAATTAATAATAGAATCATTAAAGTATTCTTGTATTTCTTGTTTCTTGTAGTTCATATTACTTCTCCAAAGTATGCAAGCGTTATTGCTTACACCCAAAAAGCCCACATAAGCGGGCTTGATTGGGTTGGGGTTGTTTACATTGTGTGTTCTAACCTGTCGCAAACAGCGTTAAGCATTTCTAGTTCTTCTTGGTTTTCTATTTGTATAATTGGATCCACATCTGTATTTTGTTGGATCTTCATTGCTTCAAGATCCAACATATCTAATAAGTATGCTTTTTCTGCTCTCGTTAATGTTATTGTTTCCATCTTTATCTTCTCCTTAAATGCTGAGTTATTATAACCCAGTGTCACTATTATATAACTAGTTTTACTCTGATTTCAATAGTTTTACTCAATATATATGCAAAAAGAGGCTAAAATTTACCTAAAATGTGCAAAATACCATAAAATAAGGCATGGAAAAGGGAAAACCAGGTAGAAAAAGAAAGTTAGCAACACTAACAGAAGATGAGTATAAACAAATAAGCGCATGGTCTGGGGATGGCTTAAACGAGAGCCAGATAGCAACTTTGCTCAATGTAAACATCTCAACAATTACTAGAGAAAAGAAACGCAATGAGCAATTTGCACACGCTATAAAAAAGGGAAAGTACAAAGCCGTTCAATTGGTAGCTAACAAAGTGTTTCAGAATGCAATGGACGGCAAAGAAACAAGCGCGATCTTTTTCCTAAAAAACCGCGACCCAGACAACTGGGCTGACCGCCAAGAAGTCAACTACAATTTAGATCTTAAAAACGTTCTCACTAGCGCGCGCGAAAGGGTCATAGACCATCAAGCGCAAGCGCTCCCAGAGCGCACTCAAGCGCCTACAGTTAGCGCTAGCGCCAAGGGCGAGGGCGAGGGCGCGAATGAATAACGGGGTTAGATGCGGGCTTAGTTTTTTAGACTCCCTTTTTAACTAATGCAAGCTATTAAAATATCGCATTTGACCCCCCCTTTGTTTGTGTGGCGGTGGTGATATATGTATAACTACTCAACTAAAATTTTTTAATTTTTTTTAATATATGAAATACGGCGTAAAACTAGAAAAGGAATTGATGACCGAACTATGGTCAGGTCCAATTAAAGACAACCCAGTAAACTTTGTTAAGTATGTATTCCCATGGGGACAGAAAGATACCCCCCTTGAGAACTTTAAAGGACCAAGAAAGTGGCAGGAAAAAATTTTA